TAGGTGGTTTGTTTGCAGGTAAAACAGAAGAAGAAGTAGAAGCAATTAAAAGTGATCCAACTGCTCTAAGAGCTTATCTAAGAGATTATTATACAAAATTAAATCCAAATGCTACTTCAGAAGAGGTAGAACAATTTGTTACGACCAATTCATCAGAGTATGCAGATGGTGGTAGAGTTGGTTATGCCGTAGGTTCTCCAGGTCCTGCATCACCAAGAATTAGACCTACAGGAGGAGCATTGAGTAGAGCGCCCGCGCCTGGAACCATGCCATCACCATTCGCGCCTGCAACCATGTCAACACCATCACCAGCGTCAACACCATCACCAGCGTCAACAAGTTTTATTCCTAAATCTGTTCCTAGAGCTATACCTTTACCTAAAGCTGTACCTGCAGGAATACCAAGTGCAAAAACAGTTTCACAACTAGGTTCTGCTCAAGGAGGTAGTTCTCTGTTTAATCAAGTGTTACAATATTTAAGTAGAACACCTTCAACTCCAGTGCCTACAATAACACCTCGACCTTCAGGACCAAGTGTGCCTACATCACCACCTAAATTTGATTACGGACCAGGAGCTTTTCTTAGTGGAGGAGGAATGGAAGATACTAGGACTATTGCTTTACAAAATTTATCGGAGTTAGGATACAACGTAGACCGTTTCATAGATAAAAGTTCTAAACCTTCAATAGGAAGTACACCTACAATAGCAGGTCCTGCTGCTGCTTTGGGCATGTTTCCTGGTATGAAATTTAAAGATGAAGCTACTTTGTCAAAATTATTAAATCCTCAAATTGGATCTTTACAGACAGATTTAATTAGCGTTTTAAGAGAGGCGAAAGATATTGGAAGAAATTATACAATTGATCAAGCTCTTAAATTAACTGAAAAAGACATACTTGAAATATCAGATTTATATAATAAAAAAAATAAATTAGGTCCATATGCACCAAGACAACGTTCTACGTATACAGGTCCAACTGATTTTAGAATGGTTGGTGGTGTTGCCGTACCAAAAGCAGAGGGTGGTAGAGTAGGATATGCTGACGGATCAGATTTCTCCAAAGATAGACAATACAAATTATGGGAAAAAAGATATAAAAAAAATCCTGAAAGTATGCTTGTAACACAACACGAAAAATTTAAAGAATATAAAGAGTTTTATGATAGACAAAACAAAGCTATGGGTGGTAATATTGTGGATCAGGCGTCAGGCATCATGGGTCTACCTAAAAGAGTTAATAAAGCAGGCGTCAAAGAATTAGATCTTAGAAAAAGCGGTGGATTTATACCTCCAGTTGGTGTAAAAGAGAAGGCAGACGACATCCCTGCGATGCTTTCAAATAATGAGTTTGTATTTACAGCTGATGCTGTAAGAGGAATGGGTAACGGAAACGTTAACTTGGGTGCACAACGTATGTATGATATGATGAAAAAATTAGAAAAAGGCGGTAGAGCATAATGTCAGTTACAGAAACAAGAGTATTACCACCAGCGTTTATTGAGGCAGCAGGTAAAACATTTTTAGGAGACCTGGCTTCTGCAGCAGGTAAATTTAAATCAGCAGATCTTACCAAAGTATTTGGACCACAGTTTGTGGCTAAAAAGGATCCTCTTCAATTAGAAGCCATAAAACAAGCAACAGCAGGTATTGGATCTTTTCAACCATTTTTAACAGCAGCGCAGCAAGCAACAGGACCACAAGCTTTTCAAGCTTATATGTCTCCTTATCAAAAAGATGTTATTGATACCACATTATCAGAATTTGACAGACAAACACAAAAAGGAATTCCAGGAATTGGTGAGAAGGCTCTTCAATCTGGTGCATTTGGCGGTGCAAGACAAGGTATTGCAGAAGCAGAATTTGCTGCACAACGTGGTCAAGATAGAGCATTACTACAAGCACAATTATTACAACAAGGTTTTGGCCAAGCACAAAATTTAGCAGGAAGACAGTTTCAACAACAATCAAGTTTAGCAACTTTAGCTCCATCTTTAATAGGACAACAAGTTTCTGGATTGGCTACATTAGGTGCAGGGGTACAACAACAGAAACAAGCTGAACTAGCAGCACAACAACAATTAGCACAGCAACAATTAAATCAACCTTTACAAGCAGCACAAACTTATGGCTCAGGAGTTACAAGTTTAATTGCAGGATATCCTGGTAAATCTGTTCAAGAAATGACACCAGCTGCAAGTCCTATCTCAACAGCTCTTGGAATAGGTTCTACGTTAGCAGGAATTTATAGAGCGGTAAGATAATGAGTAGAGTTTTTAGAAGACCTATGTTTAGAAGAGGTGGTAGTACCAATATGAATGGTATTATGTCTGGCATTACTGACAGAGAAGATTTTCAACAAGGTTCAACAGCAGATAGATTAATTGCAGCAGCAGGAGAATCTAGAGGTATTGATCCTTTATCACAGTTTTTAATTCAAGGTGGATTGAATCTTGCAGCAGGGCCTGCAACAGGAAGTGTTATAAGAGATATTGCAACAGCAGCGAAACAACCAACAACAGATTTATTTAAATCTTTAGAACAAAGAGATGCAGAAAAAAGAAAATTAAGACTTCTTGGCGAAGAAATGGATATTAGAAAAGAAATAGAACAAGAAAAAATTGCAGATGAAAGAGCTTATGGTGAGAAAATGCTAGCAGATCAAAGAGCCTACAATAAGCTAACATTAGACGAACAAAGAAGTTATGATGCTAAATTATTAGATGAAGCCAGAGATTACGCAAAAATGGATTTAGCAGATAAAAGAGAATATGAACAAAAATTAATTGAAGAAGGTAGAGCTTTTGATTTACAAAAAATTCAAATGCAAATAGATGCAGAGAGTCCTACAAGTAAAGCTAGTCTCACGGCAAGTTTCTTAGATACTTATGAAGGAAGTAAGAATCAAGCTACAAATAGAGCTATATATGAAACTGAAAATATAGAAGCAAGCATGGGAGAAAAATTTGGACAAAACAATGCAGGTTTAATAGGTGGTAACGTTCATGGTAATTTTACAGATCAAATAAAAAGTAAAAATGTAGGTAAAGTTTACTACGATGTTACGGATGGTAAAGTAAAACAAGTAACTAGAAATTCAGAAGGAGAAATAGGATTTAAAGTAATAAATTTAGATAATTACGATCCTGACACTAGCCAAGCTACAACAGGTAAAAAAGAATCTTTTCCAGGTGAATTTAGTGAAAATCCAGGATATAGAAGACCTCCGAAAAAATTTAACATACCAGAAGCAGATCCTTTCGATCCAGAATCAGCATAGGGGGTTAAATGTCTGAGTTCATTCCTCTAAGTTCCTTAGAAAAAGAGAACGACGTTTCTTGGTACAAATCTTTTGCAGCAGGTATAGCATCAGGTATATTAAAAGTACCTGAAGGAGTTTTTTCATTAGCGGCAGAATTAATTGATTTAGGTGCTGACACAAATACAGCAGCTAGTGTTGAACAATTTTTTGATAAATTAAATCCATTTGAAGAAGTTGCAGAACAAAGAGCAATCGGTAAACTTACAGAAAGTTTAATACAAATAGGTGTACCTGGTGGTTTTGGTGCAAAGTTTGCAAACTCAGCGGCAAGAGGTTTAGCAGCTAAAGCTATAAGAGCAAAAAGAGCAGGATATTTTGCATTACCAAAAAGTGAAAGAACTCTTTCTGCGTTACGACAAGCATCTAGTTTAAATAAAAAGTTAAAAGTACCAAGATATGCAGCAATAGCGTTAGGAGGAGCAGCTGGAGAAGCTTTAGTTGCAGACACAGCTGACATTGGAACGTTTGGAGATATGTTTCAAGCAGGGCCAACTCAATTAGACAGAGAAGAAAGAGCTGGTGGTAGAGAAGATGCAATAAGAAAAATAATGAACAGAGTTAAGTTTGGCTCTGAGTCTTTATTAATTACACCTGCGGTATACGGCGTTGGTAAATCTGCAAAACTACTTGCACAACGTGGAAAAGAATTAGCATATAGTAATTCTAGATTTGAAAGATTTTTAAATAAATACATAAGAGCTCCTTTTGTACCTGAAGGAAATCTTCCTGATGAGATATTTTCTTCTGAAAGAGTAAAAGAAGGATTAAGATCTGGAGACATTGTTGAAGCTAGAAATATTGTAAATAGAGTGACTAAAGAAGTTGATGGTATATTTCCAGAAACACAATCTATGTTTGATAAATCTTTGAGAGCTGAAAGAGAAAAATTTTTCAAAGGATTAAATACAATACTATTTGAAGGAGATATACGAAAAGCGATTAATCCAAGTAAAGTAGATGATTTACTAAATCAAATGAAAAAGAGTAATGTTTCAGAAAAATCAAGACAGAATATTGTAGGGGGATTAGACAATGCAAGACAAGAATTTAGTAAACTAATTAATATATTAGATAATAATTTAAAAGGCGTAGAGTTTACAAAAGCTCAAAAAGAATTGGAGTCTTTATTGAAAGATAGAATTACTAATTGGGTAGGATCAACTTACAGAATTTTTGAGGATCAAGGCAAAGGTATATTTAAATTATTTAGAAGATATCAACCAACTGATGAAGCATATGAAGGTGCCATAAATTTTTACAGAGGACAAGGTTTAACGAGACAGGGAGCTAAAGAGGAAGTAGATAGGCTAATAGCAGAGGTATCTAAAATTAAAAAACCTAAGCCATTAGATTTCAATAATTATATACAAAGAACCGTAGAAGGAAGACCAGCAGGTGAGTTTATACAAGGAGTTATAGATGATACAAAAGCTCCACCTAAAGCTTTACGAGAATTATTTGGAGAGATTGAAGATCCAAGGTATTCTATATTTAATGCAATAACAAATTTATCTTCTGTGGCTAGAACTGCAAATTATTTACAAGACATTGCAGTAAAAAATGCAGATGTCCAAGCTTCAGGCAAAAGAGGATTTTTTTGGAATGATAAAGCTGCCGCTGAAAGAGCTGTTGACTCAGCTAAAACTGGAATAAAAATAGTAGAAATAGCTGATGTTGTAAAAGACTTACCTGGATCAGGTAAATTTGTAAATCCATTACCAAAATACACAACAGAGGACATAGCTCAAGCAATTAGAAATGTAAATAATATAGGTGGTGGTCTTCAAGGATTTGTAAGAGGAGAAGATAAAGAGGGTGCTGCCGCTGCTGTAAGTTGGGCGTATAGAAATTTATTATTATTTCCAAAAGGAGTTTCTCAATTAGCTAAAACAGTTTTATCTGTGCCTACTCACTTACGTAATTTTATAAGTGCGTTTGGATTTGTAGGAGCTAATGGTAATCTATTTAATCCAGGTGAATTTACCAAAGCTTTTAAAGAAGGTATTGAAGTTTCAGGTTTATTAAAACTTGGAGATAATTCACCTGCAGCTCAAGAAGCGTATAGAGAATTATTAGAATTAGGTGTTGTAAATTCACAAGTTCAAATAGGAGATCTTAAAAATTTATTAAGAGATATTAAATTTGGAGAGCAAGTTTCAAATACAGATACTATTTTAAATCCAATGTTATCTAAACTCAAAAAAGTGATGCAGTTTGCTCAAGGTAAATATGTTGCTGAAGATGATGCATTTAAAATAACAAGTTATCTAATGGAAAAAGCTAAACTAAAAAGAGGATATGCAAAAGCGGGAATACTTGTAGACGATCAAACTTTAAAAAGAGAAGCAGCAGATATCGTTAAGAACACTGTTCCAAACTATGAATATGTAGGTTCTGCTGTTAAGACATCAAGATTATTACCAATTGGTAACTTTATGTCATTTCCATCTGAGATGATTAGAACAAGCACTAATATTGCAGAACTTGGTGTACGTCAAATGAGACACTCAAAGCCAACTATTGGAAGTAATTTATTACCTTACGTTAGAGATGAATTCACGGGTGAACTTGTTAAAAATGATAACCCTTTCTATGCGGATGGTATGAAAAGATTATTAGGTCTTGCAACTTTTACAACTGTCGTACCAGTTGGTTTAGTAGAAGGAGCAAAAGCTTTATATGATGTTACTGAAGAAGAATTAGATGCATTAAGAAGATTTGTTCCTGACTGGTCTAAAAACTCTACCATCATTCCAATTAAAGATGAAGACGGAGAGTTAAGATATATTGATTTTAGTCACAGCAATGCTTACGACGTTATAGCTAGACCATTAAGAACTTTGTTTAATAATATTCAAGATGGTGAAATGAACGATCAACAATTATTATCAAGTTTTGCAGCAGGTATAGGACAAGCGTCATCAGAAATAATGAATCCTTTTATTGGTGAATCTATTTGGACAGAAGCAATGACAGACTTAACAATTAGAGGTGGACGAACACCAGAAGGTAGAGTTTTATATACACCAGAAACATCTTTAGGTGATAAAATGGCAATTCAATTTTTGCATTTAGGTGAAGCTCTTGCACCATCTTACAAACAGTTTCAAAGGTTAGGCCAAGCATCTTTTGGTGTGCCTACAAAAAGAGGTGATCAATTAGAAATAGGACCAGAGTTAGCTGGATTTATGGGCTTTAGACCTATTAAAGTTGATCCGCTACAGTCCATGGGATTTAAAATTGCTGAGTATCAAACAGGTATAAGAAATGCTAGAAGAGAATTTACAGGTGGTTACTTTGGAATATTAAGAGGTGGTAGAATAAAACCAAATCAAGTTATTGATAGATTTTATACTTCTAATAGAGCCAGATTTGATGTTCAACAAGAGATGTTTAATAATTTAAATGCAGCAGAAATATTAGGTGTTAGCCAAGGAACTTTAAAAAGAGAATTCGATGACAGACAAATTTCAGAAAAAAATTTTAATAGTTTAAGAAGAGGAAAATTTGAACCATACTTTCCTTCAGAAGACATTGAAGCTAGATTTAGAGAAATAGCAAGAGAATTAGGTGATCCAAATGTATTCTTAGAGGTAAAACCAAAACTAAGACAAATGTTTAGAGATTTTAAAAACATAGGATTAGGTGAGTCTTGGAATTTAAATATAGAAAATTATTTAGAAAACGAAATACAAACACCACCTTTACCACAAACACCTATGCCTAGCACTCAGGCTGTTCAAGCAGCTTTGATACCGCAAGGAGGTGCAACAAGTTCAGGATTGACACCGATTGAACAAGCATTATTATCACCAGAAGAACAGTTGATAAGATTAAGAAATAGAGGAATATCGTAATGCCACTAAATAAAAAAGGTAAAAAAATAATGAACTCCATGCAAAGACAGTATGGTGCAAAACGTGGAGCAAAAGTTTTCTATGCATCTTTAAACAAGAAAAAAATTAAAGGAGTTAAAAAGAAATAATGCCCAACGGAGATAAATTAAAACCCAAAACAACAAGAGAGCATTTGCTTTCTATATATGGTTATATAACAGGATTAAAAAAAGATGTTCAACACATGCATGATGGTATACACGATTTGGGTGGTAAGATAGACAAGATCTATTGGGTGTTATTGGGTACTGTTGGGGCGGTATCACTTCTGCTGTTAGAAAAAGTTTTTGATAAAGGATTTTTTTAAATCCAAGCTTTCAAATCTTCACCCATAATTTCATTAGCAATATTAACTTTACTACGAAGAGCTTTTACAATTCTATCATCAACAGTATTTTCTGAAATAATATCAATGTAAGTCATGGGTTTTGTTTGTCCAATACGGTCAATACGTGCTTCTGATTGTTGTCTTTTCTCTAAATCATAGCCATTTGAAAAATAAATCATTGTACTAGCTGCAGTCAATGTGATACCATACCCGCCAGTATGTGTGGTTCCTACAAAAAATCTACACTTGTCATCGTTTTGAAATTTCTTTATATTAATTGACCTTTGATCTTGATCAGTTTCACCAAAATAGTCTACAACAGAATCTTCACCGTATTTATTTTTTATCTCTTCAATAATTCTTTTTACATCATGCGTGTAATGTGACCAGATAACAGCCTTGTTGTGTACGTTATCTAATATGTCCATAAGCTCTGTAACTCTATTACATGGTAAATTTTTTATAACACCATCATCAGCTGTAAAATGTCCACACGTAATTTGATGAAGTCTCATTAACTGGGTCATCACGGTTGCAGAAGAAAGAACTTTACCATCAAGAAAAGCAATAGCTTCTTCTTTCATTTGTTTATAAACTTTCTTTTGGTCTTTTGTTAATTCAACAATATGTTTTAAAAATGTTTTTTCTGGTAAATCTAAGCAGTCATCTTTTAAAACTCTTTTTGAAAATGGCTGTATCTTTTCAGATAACTCTCCAAGGTTTCTATAACCCACAACAATTTCAACTTGCCTACCATGAGCCTGTATTTTTCTAGTAACAGCATAACGAGCTTTGAATGTCCAATATGAAGAATGCCCTAGGAGCCAAGGATCAAGGAACTCACATTGACTAAATAAATCTAATGGTGATTTAGTTACAGGAGAACCTGTTAAGATCCTCCTGTATTTAGCTAGTTCTCTCAGCGCTATAATATTTTTAGTTCTTTTTGTAGTTGGTGTTTTTATAGTTGTAGACTCATCAATAGCTATCATAGCATTGTGAGAAGATAAAAATTTTTTAGCGAACATAGGTCCATCTGCAGATGAAAAAGCCTCTACGTTCATAATTAAAATATGAAATTCTGTACCTGTCTCAAACAAAGTACGTAGTATACTTTTTTGTTTTAAAGATTTATCGGACGTTTTCCAAAGAACCACTTTTTTAAATATGTGATCAGGAAGATGTGTTGGTATCTCAGAGTCATACCAATTTTTATAAACACCTTTTGGTGCAATAATTATAAGTCCGTTTATTAAACCTTTATCGTATAGCATAGCTGCATTGTCTAATAGAACTTTTGATTTACCAGTTCCCATCTCCATAAAATAGGCAAAGTTTTCTTTGTCCCATGAAGTTTCTAATGCATCTAATTGATGTTTATATGGCTGTGTTTTAAATTTATAATTTATCATAAAATATATCTTTACTTTTCTTTCTTACGTCTTATATATGAAGAGAAAGGTAAAAAGTCAATGGCAAAAGTTTATTTAGTTCAAGATCTTCCTTTAATTAAAGAACACGAAGATCCCGAAAAGGTTGGACAACCTAGGTTTGATTTGTCCCCTGCAATAAAATATGGCGAAATTAAGGTAATGTTTTCTAGGTTGAAACAAATGCAGTTTTCACCAGGGCCTTTAATTAGAGAGATAAGAAATAGTTTAAAAGAATTTACATCAGATGATTATCTGCTGCTATATGGAGATCCTGCTCTAATAGGAGTAGTATGCTCTGTTGCAAGTGATATTACTAACGGAAAATATAAATTATTGAAATGGGACAGGAGACAAGCGTCTTATTTTCCTATAGAGATAAATCTTTTTCAAAATTAGTATTGACAAAATACTGAGTCGTTAATATATATCCAGGTATGAAAGTTAAATTGAAAGAGGTAAATATATGATAAACTTAAGAGAAGATGCACCTGATCAGGTGAATGCAATTGACCCTTCAGAATTATCTGAAGCGATTGAAAAATTAAAAAGCATTGGAGCTCAAGTATCCGAGGCAGAGTCTAAACTAAAAGAATTAAAGGAACAGGAAAAATATATAAATAATTTTACTATTCCTGAGATAATGAATAAGTTAAATTTAAGTACAGTAAAATTAAAAGATGGTTCTGAACTATCTATTAAAAAAGTGTATAGTGCTACAATAAAAGCTGATAAAAAGGCAGAGGCGATACAATGGCTTCGAAACAATGGCTTAGGTGATATTGTGAAAAATGAAATCACAGTTAACTTTGGTCAGGGCGAAGAAAACAAGGCAGTGGCTTATGTCACCCTTGCAAAGGGTCAAGGGTATGAACCTTCTCAAAAAGAAGCAGTTCATCCTTCGACCCTAAAAGTAACCATGGAAGATTGGAAGAACAAAGGAAACGATGTTCCTGAAGATCTTTTTTGGACGTTTGATGGAAATCAGACGAAAATTAAAAATAAACGTTAAACAATAAGAGGTAAATATTATGTCAAATAATACTCAAATGGTAAAAAAGAATAGTGCAGGTGCACTATCACCCTTAAACTTAAGAGCTGATTCTGGCAAAGGCACAGAAGAAATTAAAGCGAGCGATACTTCGACTCCGATTTTAAAAATTCTTCATCAACTTTCTCCAGAATGTAACGATAGAAGCGCTAAATATGTCACTGGTGCTAAACCAGGTATGATATATTCTAGCAGCTTTGGATCTTTAATTGATGGCGATAAAGGACTCAATGTAGTCGTTTGTCATTCTCAGACTAGATATCCAGAGTGGCAAGAACGAGGGGACAGCGCTTTAGCTCCAGTGGGCACCCACATGGAACCACCAGCAGACTCAGTAGAAGAAAAAAACGGTAAGTACAGATTATCAAATGGTAATTATGTAGAAAAAACCATGTACTTCTATGTACTTGCATTGGTCGACAGTGAGATCAGAAAAGCTGTAATACCTATGAGATCGTCAAATTTGACTCCAGGTAGAGAATTAAATAATTTAATTCAAAACTTAAGAGCTCATGACGACAAAGGTTCTTTCAGACCTGCAGCATACTCTGCAGTGTTCAATCTCAAAACAGCAGGTAAAAGTTGGGGAGACAAGAACTGGCATGTCTATAAACCATCGAAAGTCAAAATGTTAGATTTATCTGATGATTTTGAAATAAATGTTTATGAGACAGCTAAAAAGCTTCAAGAAGAGGCTTTTAAAGGTGCGGCACAACCTAAGTATGAAAAGGTTGAATCAGGTAATAAGGAAGATATTATCTAATTTCCCAAGGGAAGTTGTACAAAAGGGCGCTGACGGGAGACTAGATGCGCCCTTAGAATTGGGTAAGCATGAAAGAGTTTATAAAATATTTTACAGGTCTAACACGTAATTATGGTGTCTGTAAAACAGATCAAGGTTATGTAGATCCAGAGACAGGAAAGAAAAAATTTAAACATGAATGGTCTTCAATAAGAGTAACAGATGAAGACTACGAGCAGCATTTAAAAGGAAATAAGTCAATTGGTATTCAACCATGCACTGATGATGGACTAGCACGTTTTGGTGCAATAGATGTAGATAAATATCCAATTGATAGAGAATTTTATTTAAAAACAATTCAAGAAAAAAATTTACCAATCATACCTATATTGTCAAAAAGCGGAGGACTTCATTTATATGTCTTCACAGCTGAATTTGTAAAAGCGATTGAAATAAGACAGTTCTTAGAACAAATGCTTTATGTATTTAAGTTGTCAATTAAAACAGAAATATTTCCAAAACAAACAAATCTAAGATCTTCCGACGAAGAAGGTAACAAAACAAACGGAAATTTTATTAACTTACCTTACAACGGAGATGAAAGAAAAGCACTTTCACCTGACGGAACAGAAATGTCTTTAGATTTATTTTTAAAATGTGTTGAATTAAATGCTGTAAGTAAAAAACAATTAAAAGATATACAGGAGAAAATAATATCAGATGAACTAAAAGGAAGTGGAGAAGAGTTTGTAGATGGTCCACCTTGTTTGGGTGTATTAACAAAAGAAATAATGACAGATAATAGAGATAGATTTTTATATAACTACATGGTTTTTGCAAAGAAGAAATATCCAGATACCTGGAAAGATAAGATAGTTGAAGCTGCAAGAAATTATTTTAAGTTTGACTCAAAATGGACAGATGATCATGTGAAGTCTAAAATAAAAAGTTGGGAAAAAGAAACAAAAGGTTATCAATGTAACGGTGAATTGTTATCTCCAGTTTGTGTGAAACCTGTGTGTTTAAAAAGAAAGTTTGGTGTTTTATCAGATGATAAACCATCTTGGCCTAGGATATATGCTTTACAAAAAATAAATTACAAACCTACACCAGAGTGGAATTTTACAGTTGAGAGAGATGATGGGGAAACTATTCAGGTTCACGCAAAAGATGTTTACAAGTTAGAAAGTCAAAAAGCATTGAGAGCATTATTAATGGAACAAGCTTTTATTGTTCCACCAAATATAAAAGGAAATGATTTTATAGAAATCATGAAGATGTTATTTGATAAAGAAAAGGTTGAAACAATAGAGCCTGCAGCGGGGACAAGCCCTACAGATATGTTAAAGAAACATTTGGAAAAATATATCTATGGGCCAAAAGCAACTACATATAAATCTTTTGAAAGTGGTAAACCACTGACAGACGATCAATATGCATGGTTTGTTTATGATGAATTTTATGCTGAACTAAAAACTAGAGAATGGAAAATAGATCCACAAAGAACATCATACATGATAAAAGAATTATTTAAAAGTGAAAGCAAAGATCAAAAAGCTTTATTTAATAAACCAAAAAGGTTTCCAGGAAAGAATTCAAACGGAGAATATTTTCCTCCAATCAAAGTTTTAAGAATACCTCTTTATATATTTGAAGAAAGAAAAAATATTAAAGAGATAATAGACTTCGAGGATGAAGATGAGATTATATGATATACAAATATTTTGGTCCTCCAGGGACAGGTAAAACTCACAAATTAATAAGTAGAGCTAAAGCTTATGTTAAAATTAAAACACCCTTAAACAAAATAGGATACTTTGCTTTCACAAGAAAAGCTGCAGAAGAAGCTAGAAAAAGAATGCCAGCAGATGATAACAAACTTTTGTATTTTCAAACGTTACATTCTTTTGCATTTAATTTATTAGATTTAAAAGAAGAGGATATAATGCAGCCTTATCACTATGAAAAATTTGGAAAAGATTTAAATGTTAAAGTTAACTATTATGATAGGTACAACAAAGAGGAAACACATTTTCTGACCTGCGATAATCCATATTTTCAATTAATACATAGATCTATAAACAGGTGTGTTGATATAAGAGAAGAGTTTGACAGAGGAGAACATAACTCAAAAGAAGTTGAGGACTGGACTATGTTAGAACACATTTATTCTAATTATCTGGAATATAAAGATAAGAAAAAAATGATGGACTTCAATGACATGATTGAACTTTTAATAAAAAAGCAAAATAAGATACCTGAATTTGATGTGGTATTTATAGATGAGGCACAGGATTTATCTCCACTGCAGTGGAAATTGTACGATATTTTAAAACAAAAAAGTAAAGACATTTACCTTGCAGGAGATGATGACCAAGCTATATTCGCCTGGGCAGGGGCTGATGTAAATAGATTTATAAATGAACCTGCGAAAGAGAAAGTATTAATATATTCAAAAAGAATATCCAGGGCAGTGCAAGAACAATCTCAATTATGTATAGAGAATATCGTAGGACCTAGAAAAATTAAAAAATATTATTCAAGGGATTTTGATGGTATATGCGAAGAGATTGCAAACTTAGATCAAATTGACTTATCCAAAGGAAAATGGTTAATATTAACTAGAACTGTCTCTAGACTATTAAAAATAGAGGATTATTTAAAAAAGAATAACTTGTATTTTGAAAGTAATAGGGGAAAAAGTATTAAGAAAAGATTATTTAAAGCTATTAAAAATTATAATCTATTACAAAAAGGATACAAATTAGAAGAGAAGGATATGAAAGAAGTAGAAGAATATTCTGGAATCAAAGTGGATATTAAAAAAGATTGGTATGATTCTTTTCAAAATGTAGAACAAGAAGACAAAGATTATTTACTTGGGCTCCTAGAATCAGGAGAAGATTTAGAAAAACCTGCGAGGATATGGCTATCAACTATACATGCAGCAAAAGGTGGAGAAGAAGATAATGTTATTCTTTGTTTAGACATGGGCGATAAAATAATACGAGCAATTAAAAAAAGTGAAGACAAACAAGATGAAGAACATAAAGTTTGGTATGTGGGTGTAACCCGTGCCAGAAATAATTTATATAAATTAAAAGCAAGAATAAAAAGAAAGGGGTATAAACTTGACAACTAAAGATATATTTAACGATGTGTTTCCACAAGATAGACAAGTTGGAGGATCACATTATAAAAAATTTAAAATACAGCCGTATGAATTTATTTCAAAGAATGATTTATCATTCTTCCAGGGCAACGTTGTGAAATATGTTTGTAGATATTTACACAAAAATGGTATAGAGGATCTAGAGAAAATTAAACATTATTGTGATTTAGAAATAAAAAAATTGAAAGACAAAAAATGACAGCTGCAGATGGTTTTGGAATGTTATTGATAAGTGTTACAGCATTAACGATAGCTGCAATCATTGCATTTTTTATTATCAAAAAAATAATGAAAGGGGATATTAAACCTAAAAGGTTTGATGATTTAGAATGAGTAAAAGTTTTAAAGAAAAATTTATAGACCCAAAAAATAAAACAGTGAGTAGTAGTTATTGGAATTTAGGTAATCACACGCTTTTAATAATGTTTATACTTGCTGTAACTTGGGTGATTTGGGTTAGTTACTAATGATATTACCACAAACAGAATGGCTACCGCCAAAAGAATTTCCAGATTTAAGTAAATACGATGAGATAGCAATTGACTTAGAAACAAGAGATCCAGATCTTAAGAAAAAAGGATCAGGGTCTGTTATAGGTAATGGTGAAATAGTTGGTATAGCCGTGGCTGCAGGAACTTGGAAAGGTTATTATCCAATAGCACATGGACAAGGGCCTAACATGGATAGAAAAAAAGTTATTGAATGGTTTACAAATATTTGTGCATTACCTTCAGTAAAAATATTTCACAACGCTATGTATGATGTATGTTGGATACGTAAATTAGGTATAAAAATCAACGGTTTAATAAAAGATACTATGATTGCTGCATCTTTAATTGATGAAAATAGATACTCATATACTTTAAATACTTTGTCATGGCACTATTTAAAACAAGGTAAAAATGAATCTAGATTAATTGAAGCTGCAAAATCCAGAGGACTTGATCCAAAAGCAGATATGTGGAAGTTACCTGCTATGGAGGTTGGAGAGTATGCAGAAAAAGATGCACAGTTAACATTACAACTTTGGCAATTATTTAAAAAAATAATTCAAGAAGAAAATTTACAAAAAATATTTGATTTGGAAACTAATTTGTTTCCTTGTCTTGTTGACATGAGATTTCTTGGAGTGAAAGTGGACGTGAGCAAAGCCCACGAATTGAAACGAAGGTTACAATTACAAGAAGAAATGTTACTGAGCAAAATAAAAAGAGAAAGTAACATAGACGTTCAAATATGGGCAGCAAGATCAATTGCCAAAGTTTTTGACAACCTTGGTTTAGAATACTCCAGAACTGAAAAAACAGATTCACCATCATTTACAAAAAATTTTATTACTAATCACGAAAATCCAACAGTTCAATTAATAGCAGAAGCTAGAAAAATAAACAAGGTCAGAACTACTTTTATAGATACTATCTTAGAACATGAATATTGTGGAAGAATACATGCAGATATAAATCAAATTAGATCTGATGATGGAGGAACAGTTACAGGAAGATTTAGTTATTCAAATCCAAACTTGCAGCAGATACCTGCCAGGGATCCAGTAACAGGCCCCATGATTCGATCATTATTTATTCCAGATAAAAACTGCAAGTGGGGTTGCTTTGATTACTCGCAACAGGAACCAAGGCTTGTAGCACACTATGCATTAAAATTTGAATTAAATTCTGTAAATACAATTGCAGATTCTTACGACAATGACCCTTCAACAGACTTTCACAAAATAGTTGCAGAGATGGCAGACATACCAAGATCGCAAGCGAAAGTAATTAATTTAGGATTATTTTATGGTATGGGTAAAGCTAAACTACAGGCAGAGCTTGGTGTAACAAAAGAAAAAGCAGAAGAATTATTTTCTAAATACCATGCAAAAGTTCCGTTTGTAAAACAACTAATGAATAAGTCTATGAAAAAGGCACAAGATAAAGGACAAGTAAAAACTTTATTGGATAGACGTTGCCGCTTTCCTAAATATGAACCTATATTAAAAGGTTCTGATTGGGGTACATTTGTACCTGCAGAAGATCATGAGAGAATGTTAGAACTACAAAAAATGGGTCCAACTATTTTAGACTCAGAAGGAAAAGATACAGGTAAAAAAAATTATTGGCACAATAACGATACAAGAAGAGCTTTTACATATAAAGCTTTGAATAAATTAATCCAAGGAAGTGCAGCAGACATGACCAAAAAAGCTATGGTTGAATTGCACAAAGAAAATATTTTAGCCCACGTTCAGGTACATGATGAGTTAGATTTTTCTATTGAATCAGATTCACATGCTGATAAAATAAAAGACATTATGGAACATGCAGTAGATTTGGAGGTTCCTAATAAAGTTGATTATGAATCAGGACCTAGCTGGGGTGAAATAAAATGAGGATTTATGGCTTATTTAAACGCAAACATACCACCTATCTATTGCAAAGTAAGGAAGGAGTATCTGTATGATTTGGACAAAAACTATTCTAAAGATTCTGAAGACTGCGTGGTCTTTGGGGTTACTTCGATCTCAGGACGTGCGCTCCTTTTTAATATCATGTTACCCAACGGTGCGTGCTTTTGGCGTCTGCCTATCTCAGCGTTTTTCCAAAAACGTTTTTCTAGATCCGAAGTGCAAGATATGTCAGTTGACCAGCTTCAGTTGTGGAACTGTTTCAGCTATTGGCCTAGTGTTCATTGCTTTGATTTCTTGGCTGGTATAGACGGAAAATTTAGAGGAAAAGATAAAAAATTCTACGGAGGACAATATCTTTTTACTATTGACTGGGCGCATCCAGAGACTAATATACTAAACACGGAACATTCTGAAATTCCGCAAGAGCACAAGTGTGCACACATAATAGCGTTAGATAACGGTAATTATGCAGCTCAACCAAACAATAGAATAATTTGGCATGTTAATAATTATACGACAGATAATTCATGGCCAGATTATAAAGTGCAAACAACCTATTGGGATGTTGAAGGAAAAGATTGGGTGACAGAAGACACCGATAATATGTTTTATGAAATAGAGGAGAAAAAAAATGATTGATAAATGTAAAAAAATTTGTTGCAAAATTTGGGACATAATTTGTTGGCCCTGGAGAAAATTCGTAAAGTGGTTATTCACAAAATAATTTATGTCTAAAAAACCACTCAACATATCTGAAGAGGCAGCTGTCCAAATGCCTATGAAAACGGTTGCCTCTTTGATCATCATCGTGGCACTCGGCACCATGGGTTACTTTCAAATCATAGAACGTTTGAATGTTGCAGACACTCGTATACAGATAATGGAGAAAGATCTTGAAGAGAATACAGAGTTTAGAATTAAATGGCCACGTGGACAATTAGGATCACTGCCCGCAGATTCTGAGCAGTTCATGATGATTGAAGATCTTTATAAAACTACAGATAAACTTAACGCACACATAGAATCTATGGCACTAAACAAAGTCAACATAGAATTTTTACGTAAACAAATGGACAAGGTATTGATTGATATTGAAAAATTAAAAGATGCAAATCGTGAAATGAAATATACAAACGGGAGCCCACAATGATCGAGTCTGTGATAGCCCTACTTATGTTTGTAAACGGAGAGATCAAGGAGCATCGTATTCAAGAATCTATGGCTGCATGTCTTCGCGGCAAGCGCCACGCGGAGAGACAATATAGTGAGTCAGTGTCTTATAAATGCTGGAGAGGTAAAGCAGAGACGGAGTTATATTTAGGTGAAAAACACATCAGAAAAATCATTATTCAATAATCTTAAACGTTTAAATGAATTTGCACAAAAATTAAGAGATGCAAGGTTTTATCAACGTAGAAAAAATAGTAAAAAAGTGTATAATAGAAAAAAAATAAAAAATGAATCTTTCACGAAATTTTAGCTTATTAGAGCTTACTAAATCAGACACTGCTATACGTTTGGATATAGATAACAATCCAAATGCAGATCAAATAGAAAAACTAAAAGCATTGTGTGAAAATATTTTGCAGCCAGTACGTGATCACTTTGGCAGGGTCAAGGTGACGAGTGGATACCGCTCCCCTGAGTTGTGTGCAGCAATAGGTAGTTCTGTAAATTCACAGCATGCCAAGGCCGAGGCCGCAGACTTCGAATGTGTTGGCGTAGACAACGCTGAAGTTGCTGATTGGATCAAGATGAACTGTACAACAGATCAGCTAATCCTTGAATTCTACACTCCAGGTGAGCCTAACAGCGGATGGATTCATGCATCTTATGTAGAGTTTAATCCAAGAGCACAGTACATGAGAGCTTACAAAGAAAATAAAAAAACAAAATACAAACCAATTATTGGTAGAGCTGTGGATCTTGTATGAAAATTATAAAATTATTTAATAACATAGACACTGTTCAAGGGACATGTGAAGAGTGTAAAGAAGAAACTATTTTAGTTGCAGTTGTTTC